GCGCACGCGCGGGAGGTTGCCGACCTTCGCCGTGCCGGGTTGAATCCGATTCTGTCGGCTCATGGTTCGGGCGCTTCTACGCCCGCCGGGGCCCAGGGCCGTGTGGAGGACCTGGGTGAAGGTGCGGCTCGGGGTATCGCTACTGCCTTGGCTGTGAAGCAGGCCAAGGCTCAGATCGAGCTCACGCAGGCGCAAGCCGCGGCCGCTAACGCGGCCGGTCAGTTGTCGAACGCCCAGGCGGGCGACATCGTGAGCTCAGGGCGTGCCGGCCGTTATGACCTGATCAAGCAGCAGGTCGAGTCTGGTTCTTTGTCTTTGGCTCAGCAGCGCGAGCTCCTGCCTACGGTGATTAAGCAGGCGAAGGCTGAGCTCCAGTTGAAGTTGAGCTCCGCTCGCGGAGCTCGGGCGGCGGCTCTCCTGGACGAGCTCGCCGCTACCGGTGCCTTTAACGAGCAGGAGTTTCAGCGCCTGGTCGGCACCGGTGGTAAGTGGGTTGCTCTGGTTGGCGAGATTGGACGTATCCTCAAAGGGAGGAAGTGATGACCAAGCGTCGCCGGAAGGGAGAGATTGGTGTCTCCCTTCATTCGTACGACTCGGCCGAGGTGTCCGATGCCACGGGCAAGGACACTGGTTCCGAGTCTTTGGTGCAACAGCACCTTCGTGATGAGGTGGACATCAACACGATTGTCCGCCGTTTCGGTTTGACCCGTGAGATGCCGTCCGGCGTCGCCGGCGGCGTGTACGGGGATTTTTCTGGTATTTCGGACTTCGAAAGCGCCATGGAGATGATCCAGCGCGCGCGGAAGGGGTTCAATGTTCTCCCTCCGGAAGTCCGTGAGCGGTTCGGGAATGATCCCGCTCGGTTGATTCGCTTCGCCCAAGAGGCGAGCGAATCTGATTTCATGGCGGCGACTCAGAAGAAGCCGCCGGTTGTTCCACCTGGTGGCGGTGTGGAACCGCCTCCGGTGGTGAGTTCTTAAGACGAGCTCGGCTATGTACGACTCGGCTTTATGAGTCGTACTTAGACGACTCGTTGGCCCAGGGGGGTTTTTCCCTTCCCCCCTGGGCCTTGTTTTTTGGTTGGGCCCTCGGAGCATCTGTCAAGTCTTGACATTCGGTGACTTAGTACTGTTGGCCATACACGTGACCTGACGCGTGAAACGGCCTCCTACGTACTTTTGTTACAGAGAATTGCTTGACTTTCAGTCGATGCCTTTGGAGGGCCCTGGCTTGCCCTAGGATTGATGCCTTTTGGCTATCCTCATTACGCCCCGGACCCATGCGTTTTGGTCGGTCCTGGGCGATTTTGGCTTAACTGCAAGGTTCGCCTTGCGTTCGGGCCTACGTAGCACACAGATTTCCTCTCGTTCCTCTGTGTGCTAGGTGACACCCTCTCTTTCCCCTGGAGGACTCGATGCATCGCCGGCCTGTGAACAAGGGCAAGTCTGCCCGGAAGTTTCGGAAGGCGGTCGGGAAGACCCACCCCAAGAACCTGGCTCGTCCGGGTCGGGGTGGTTTCCGGCTGTGAGCTGTTACTCCCCGTTGAAGGCGTTCAAGACGCCGGCAGGGGAGGTCCGGATAGGAATTGCTCCTGGTGACTGTTACAGCCTGGAGCTTCCTTGTGGTCGCTGTGTGGGTTGTAAGCAGGATCGAGCTCGTGCGTGGTCGATCCGAATAACCCATGAGGCGTCGCTGTACGACGCCAATAGGTACGTGACTCTGACATATGCGCCTGAGGCCATGCCGGCTTCCCTGTCTCTGGAATACGAGCATTTCCAGGGGTTCATGAAGCGCCTAAGGCGTCGTGTTTCGGGTGTCACCGCTTTACCGGATGGGGGACGCCCCATCCGGTTTTTTTGTGCCGGTGAGTATGGGGAGCAGCTTCGGCGTCCTCACTGGCACGCCATCCTGTTTAACATGCGGTTCCCGGATGAAGTGCCGTACCAGGCCGGGAAGTACATGAAGTTCCGCTCTGTGATCGCGGAGGAGTTATGGGCCCTCGGTTTCGTCGATATCGGCACTGTTACGCCGGCGAGTGCGGCGTACGTGGCCGGTTACTGTCTGGAGAAGAAGTACGGCGCGAGCGCTGCCGATCATTACGAGGACGTTGTGAATGTGGAGACTGGGGAGCTCTCCTCGCGGAGAAGGGAGTTCGCTCGGATGTCGCTACGTCCAGGGATCGGAGCGTTGTGGTATCAGCGTTTCAAGGGCGATCTATTTCCAGCCGATCACGCTGTGCAGGATGGGAAGGCTTATAAGGTGCCTCGGTACTATCTGCAGCTCCTGGAGAGGACTGCGGACCCTACCCTCGTTGAGGAGATCAAGTATCGACGGTTTCTGAAGGCTGCTGAGCAGCCGGAAGAGTCTACGCCGGAACGGCGTGCTGTTCGGTGTGAGCTCGCGGAGCGCAAGCTGGCCGCTAGAGCTCGGAAGCATTGATGGTTTCGTTGGTTCGTGATCTCATCTCCGGGATGTTTCCGGATCTCATTTCCAAAAGGGAAACTGTGATGAACATCTATAGCCTCTATGACCGCAAGCTGCGCGAGTTCGGTCCTCTCGTCGTGTCGAACAACGACGAGTCTGTGGTGAGAGCTCTCCGTGAAGGTCTGCCCGGTTCGGGCGGGACCGTGAACAAGTATCCCGAGGATTTCGATTTGATGTGTCTGGGAGCTCTGGACGTTGATACGGGCTTGATCGTGCCCGAGCGCGTTCCGCTCCTGGTGGTGAATGTCCGCTCGGCCCTTACCCCTCCGGAGGGAGGTTCTTGATGCCTGGTAGTGGAAGGATTCGCCCGGTTGAGGCCACCAGGTTTGCTATGGTGCCTCGGCAGGACGTTCCCCGGTCTGCGTTTGACGTTCAACATCGTCACAAGACGACGTTTGACGCGGGGAACTTGGTTCCGATTTACGTGGACGAGGTTCTACCTGGGGATTCGCATCGGCTGAACATGACGGCGTTTTGCCGGCTGGCGACGCCTATCGTGCCGATGATGGATGACCTGGAGCTCCAGACCTGGTTCTTTTTCGTGCCGAACCGTCTGCTGTGGGAGCACTGGGAGCGGTTCATGGGTCAGCAGGAGACCCCTTCGGACACGACTCAGTTTCTGACTCCGTACATCGAGCTCGTGAACGCGGACTTGGCTCCGGGTTCTCTGGGCGACTACTTCGGCCTGACGTTGAACGGTTCGGGCAACACCCTGCGCGTGAGCGCTTTTCCTTTCCGGGCCTACAATCGGATTTGGAACGATTGGTTCCGCGACGAGGATCTGCAGATCCCGCTCGCGGTGAACATCGATGACGGCCCGGATGTTTTCGCGGGTGGCGACTATGCCCTGATGAACGTGGGCAAGCGTCACGACTACTTCACCTCGGCGCGGCCGTGGCCTCAGAAGCCCAATCAGATTGACTGGCTGCCGTCGGCTTCGACCTTCAACAACCTTGGTCTGAATGCGGGTCTTGGCCAAGGTGGGTTTACGAAGGGTCCGTTCGGTTCGGAGGGTGTGGGTGCTCCGATCATGGGTATCGGCACGAACACGACGTCGGACGCCGGTGCTGTGTCCATGAACATGACGGGAAGCCGGACGGGTATTTACGACGAGACCTATCGCGGGGACGATGTGATCGTCCGGGCTACGCCTTTCGATACGCCGGACATTCGCGTCCTGGTGAACGACCTGCGGACCGCGAGCATGGTCCAGCAGATGTTGGAGCGTAACGCTCGCGGCGGTACGCGGTACGCGGAGCTGGTTCGTTCTCACTTCGGCGTGATCTCTCCGGATGCTCGGCTCCAGCGACCGGAGCTGCTCGGTGGTGGTCGTACGATGATCCATATCAATCCCGTCGCTCAGACTTCGGCTTCGGGTGCGACGGGGACGACCACGAAGCTCGGCGAGCTCGCCGCGATTGGTAGCGGGATGGCGACGGGGCATGGGTTCTCGAGCTCCTTCACGGAACACGGCTGGATCATCGGTTTGGCGACGGTTCGGTCGTACCTGACGTATCAGCAGGGTAACGCCCGCATGTGGAACCGTCGCACTCAGTTCGATTTCTACTGGCCCGGGCTCGCCCACCTGGGCGAGCAGGCGGTTCTTTCGCAGGAGATTTACGCGGACGGGTCGTCCGACGATGTGGACGTTTTTGGTTATCAGGAGCGGTGGGCCGAGTATAAGTACAAGGCGTCGCGGACCTCTGGGTTCTTCCGCTCGACGGTGGCGACTCCGTTGGACATGTGGCATCTGGCCGAGAAGTTCCTGGCGCGGCCGGTGCTGAACAATCTGTTCGTGTTGGAGGATCCTCCGGTGGATCGCGTGGCCCAGGTGGCCACGCAGTTTGGAGAGCAGTTCCTTTTCGACTCGCTGTTTGATGTGCGGAAGGTGATGTGCATGCCGATGTTCTCCATCCCAGGGATGGGGGCTCGGCTGTGAACCCCCTGCTTTTGCCGGCTGTGATCGGCGCGGGGGGTTCGGTGTTGTCTTCGCTCCTGAACGTTCGGGAAGCGTCGAAGACGCGTGACTTTCAGGAGCGTATGAGCTCGACGGCGCACGCGCGGGAGGTTGCCGACCTTCGCCGTGCCGGGTTGAATCCGATTCTGTCGGCTCATGGTTCGGGCGCTTCTACGCCCGCAGGGGCCCAGGGCCGTGTGGAGGACCTGGGTGAAGGTGCAGCTCGAGGTATCGCTACTGCCTTGGCTGTGAAGCAGGCCAAGGCTCAGAT